AGCACAGAACCCAGCAAGAGAAACTGAAGATATTCAAGATGATGATTTACCTTTTTAATAATGAAAAGATTAAAAGATGGAGAGGAAATGACTTTAGATTTTTGGAATTATAAGGTTAATCCTATATTGGGTTATTATTTACCAAAAGAAGAAGGACAGTCAGAAGCAATGGAAAGAAAATATAATATTATTAGTAAAAGTATATGATAGCTCAAGCAAAGAATTTACAAGATAAAATTTTAGATATTAAATATGGTCGAGTAAAAGAAGGTTTAAAGATAGGAGTACCTGAGATTGACGAGCATATAAGATTTAAAAAAAATTTACTTATAGCTATAGGTCATGCTAATGTTGGTAAGACCACTACTCTTATATACTTTTATGTTTTATGGGCAAAAATACATAAGTTAAGATTTCTTATTTGGTCTAGTGAAAATACTCCTGAATCAATTTTAAGAAAGATTATAGAATTCTATATGGGTAAACCAATACAACAAGCTAACGACAAAGAAATAAATGTAGCTGTTAATTGGTCAGATAATCATTTTAAAATAATAGAAATTGAAGATCTATATAGCTATAAAAGTTTGTTAAAAGAAGCACAACAAATAAAAGATGCATGGAATTATGATGGTTTATTAATAGACCCATATAATAGTTTATCAAAAGATGCTGCTATTTTAAAGATGGTAGGTAATGCTCATGAATATGATTATCAATGTTTGACTGAATTAAGGATATTTAGTAAAAAGAATAACGTACAAGTATGTGTAAATGCTCATGGTGTAACTTCCGCTTTAAGACAAGTACATCACTCTGGACATGAATATGAAGGATTAACAAAACCATTAGCTATGAGTGATGCAGAAGGTGGATCAAAAATAAGTTCACGCGCTGATGATATTTGGTGTATACATAGATATGTACAACATCCTACAGATTGGATGTATGCTAATATTCATATTTTAAAAATTAAAGAAAACGAGACAGGTGCAAGACCTACTAGTTTTGAACAACCTTTAAGATTAAAAATGAAAATTAATAATATTGGGTATGAATTTATGGGACTAGACTTAATGCATAATAAAACTAAAATACAAAAACTAAACGTATGATATTATTTGGACTATTATTGATTATTGCTTTTATATTTATTCTTACAGGACAATACAAAAAAGCAGATATTATAATTAGTCCTATTAAAGGAATAATGTTTGGCTTTTTATATCACAAAGAACAATACGAAAAAGAAGATGAAATTACCTTGCAATGTTTGTTAGGTATAATTAGTATTAATGTGATATGGATAAACCAACTGAATGGCTAGCTAAAGTAGCTGAAAGGCATCAAGAATGGATAAGTATTGTTAAAAGTTTTGGTGAATATGATTTTGCTGAAGATTTAGTACAAGAATGTTATTTAACGATTTACAAATATGCAGATGAAAGCAAGATTATTAGAGATGGTATCGTTAGCCGTGGGTATATGTATTTTACTCTTCGTTCTTTGTATTTCCAATATTATAATAGTAAAAGAAAGATTAATAAAGTTTCTATTGATGATGTCGAAATTACCTTACAAATTCCAGACAATACGCAAATGGATGAGCAAATAGCATTTCATAAAATATGCACAATGATTGACAAACATATAGAAGGATGGCGCTGGTATGAAAAAAAATTATTTACTTTGTATAGAGATTCAGATTTAAGTATAAGAGGTATTGCAGCAGAAACTAATATAAGTTGGGTGAGTATATTTAATTCATTAAAAAATGCAAAACAAGAACTAAAAAATAAATTTAAAGAAGATTACGAAGATTATAAAAATAAAGATTATGACAGAATTTAAAGGAGACAAACGTACTAAAGAGTACAAAGAATGGAAAGCTAAACATGCAAAAGCAAGCGAAGGGTTTGGCGATACTATTGAGAAGATCACAACAGCTACAGGTATAAAAAAAGCAGTAAAATTTTTAGCTGGTGAAGATTGTGGTTGTGATGAAAGGAAAGTTAAATTAAATCAAATGTTTAGATATAAAAAACCTGAATGTTTGACTGAAGCAGAATTTGATTTAATAAAAATGGCTGTTGATACAAAAAAGAATAAATTTACACCAGAAGAACAAGAAACTTACAAAATAATATATGAAAGAATATTTAAAACTAAAGTTGAATGTACGCCTTGTAGTTTTGCTAAAGTAGTATGGAAAGACTTACAGGCTATATATAATGAATATTTATGAATAAAAAATTGAACAATATAAAAGAAGCAGAATACTATGGCAACTTTAATTTAGTTGGCGAGTATATAGTTAAATCAAGAAAAGCAAAACCTGATAATAAAGCCATTAATGAAATGTACTTTGCTTGGCAAGATATAGGTTTTTATGTACATAACCTTATAACTAATGAAAGGTTATATGAGCAGTCTTTAAGTGAATACCGCTCTGATAAAATAAGAGCAGTAGAAAGAGCAAGGGCTGCTGAAGAAAAGATCGAGAAATTAGAGAAAGAAATAAGTAAATACAAAACTCTATATGGATAATCTAATATTAGGTTATATTATATTTAGATCTATAGAGTGGTTAATTAAATCATATTTATGAGTGATAGTTTAAAAAAGTGGGTAGAGATGCAATTTGGTGATAGATGGACAATGGACAGCACCTACAAAGATAGATATAAAGACGTTATAGTAGAAAAGGTTATAAGTATAATGAGGGAACGTAGTAGGGATGGAATAGCAAAATATGGTACTACCTTACACGATAGCCCTGATGGATTCTATAAGTTTCTTAATCATTTACAGGAAGAACTAATGGATGCAATATTATATATAGAAAAAATAAAACATGTTAAATAATTGTTTATATTTACAAAAAATAATAATATGCAATTTGATTACATACAATATCTATGGTCTCAATATACAGATGAAGAGTTAGACATTATTATAAATGGTGGAGGTTTAGAATCTGACAAAGATAGAGCAAGACAAGAATTAAATAAAAGAATACAAGAACAAACAGAATTTTTAAATTTATGAGTATTTTAATAGATGCAGATAATATTATAAATAATAGATCTGAAGAAAAACAAAGAATGTACGGACCTTTCTCGGAAGGTATGAAAAGAGCTGCTCTTATTGCCTCAGGAGCTACAGGAAAACACCTTACGGCTAAAGATATGTATATGGCAATGATAGCATTAAAGTTATCAAGAGAGTCATATCATCATAAAGAAGATAATTTACTTGATGCTGCTGCTTATATAGGAGCTTTAAATAATTACGAGAATGAAAAATAAAAGAGCAATTGCAGGATTAACAAGTAACCCAGCCAAAAGTCTAAATAGTCATAATGGAGGTTGGACTTTAATTTTAAAAAATATATTTAATGCTGATATAGTAACAGAGAAAGATGATTGGAATATCTATAATGAAATAATTTTATCAGAAGGTATAAATTATAGAGAAGGAACTTTTAATTTTTTTGGCGGAGTACAAGATAGTTTTTATACGAAACTAGATAAGTTAAATAATTTTAAAGGAGAAGTATCTTCTGTAAATCATATGATAGATTACAATATTGTATGTAATAAAAGAAAAGAATTAAAAGGTTTATCTTGTAATAAAATACCTAATGTAATAGATATTAGTAAACTTAATAATAGATTAATATTAGGTGATAGTCATACAGTTTCTATATAAGCCTGGATATTCTATAAATAGAAATGATGGTAAAACATTAAATGGTTTTTTAAAGATTGGTTTAAAGAATTATATAGATGATAATATAGAAGAATTAATATTTTATGCAGGTAATATAGACATTAGATTTCATATACATAGATTTGGAGGAAGAAAAGCTATAGTAGATCTTATAAAAGAATTATTTATACAATTACAAAACCTTAATCTAAAAAAAATAACTTTAGTTTCTTTATTACCTATAGAAGATGAATCAAGGAAACTACCAGGTACTGGATTATATAAAGGCAAACCATTTTTTGGCACAAAAGAAGAACGAACTTATTATGTAAAAGAATTTAATTCTTTATTAAAAAGAGGTTGTGATCACTATGGGTATGATTTAATAGAATGGGATTTTGATTATGACAAGGGATTATCTTTTGATGATATGGAATCAAGACAATCTGTACATCTTAGACCTAAGAGCTATAAATTCTTAAATCAATTATTATGATAGATCAATTTATAGATTACTATGGTAAGGCAAAAAAAATGCAAGAGTTAAAGTTCCAAGGTTATAATTGGAATGAGAAAGATGTAAATGATGATTTAGTTTGGAATATTCCTATCTACGATGTAGTTAATAGAAGGTATGCAGCTTTTAGTTCTTTATTAGAAGCTATAGTAGAAAAAGAAAATGATCCTAAAGGTAATGGTGTTTATTTTAAAGATTTAGATCTAGATAAAGATAGTTTTATATTTCTTTCTTATTTATTTAGATTATGTGGATCAGGTATAAATTATATACCTAAACAAAATGAACCTTGGGGAACACATGGTTTTGGTAATTTCTTTGTTATTGATTTATTAAGAGATGGTATTACCGATCCTAAATATTGGATATATGGTGTACCAGATAAAAAATTCTGTGATGTCAAAGGTTATTTACTACCAATGATAAAAGGTGGATTAAAAAACTTTATAGAAAAAGAATCTTATTATTTTATAA